TTGCCGATTCACTCAATCGTCAGGTCGGCTCACAGGAGAAGGGGCGACTTGGTGAACTTCGTGTTGAGGATTTGATTACACGCGCCTTTGGTATGGGGCCTGGATTTGAGTTAGTTGCAAAGGGTAAGGAAGCCCAGAGTGGTGACCATCACATGATGTACAATAATATGAAGGTTATCTGGGAAACTAAGAATTATGGTCGTGCTGTTAACAAAGACGAAGTGGAGAAACTGCGTCGTGATATGCGGTCAAATCCAGATGTGAAGGTTGCATTTATGGTCTCCCTGACAAATGGAATTGCGGGTCATACGAAGCCGGCAGATATTGATCTGGAGCGCCTTGAAGATGGTCGCTTTATTGTCTATCTGTCAAATCTCTACAAGCACGATGACCCTGTTCTCTATCTACAAGGACTTCGTCCTCTTCTTGAAGTTGGAGAGTATATGGGTGTTCACAAAGAGCGTGCAGATTCAGAGGAACTCTCGCAGATGAAAGTAAAGGCGCAGATTATTCAGCATCTTTTGAAGAATCATATGACAACCCTACAGAATCTACGTAATAGTTTAGTGAATCAGAAAAAGAAGATGGACCAGATTTATGCCGAGCAGATGAGCTTAGTCAAGCAGGCGGAGACAGAACTTGTTTCAACTCTCAAAGAACTTCTTTCAGAGGAGGAACAACAGGGTATTGTGCAGGGTGTACTAAATCCTGAACTCTATACAAAACAGAATCTCTTGGATTGTACGGAGAAGGAGAAGAAACTGATTGCCTGGTTTCAGCAGCATTGTATTGAGAATTCAAAGGCTGAACTGGAGACAAAGGAACTACAGGAACGCCTCAAGGAGGCCGGTTTTAAAGAGAAGGAACTCACAGAGGCGCGTAAGATTCTACAAGAGTGTGTGTGGCCGAAGGGTGCTAAGAAACTTAAGGGGTTCCGTTATTCCTCCATGTAATGTCCATCTCCTGTATACCATCCTGCAAGGCCAATTGGTTGGTCATGAATGGTATTCTCCAATGGGAAGAAATTAAAGAGAAAATAGGCGTGTTCAATATCTGTATGTTTGAAAATATACGGATGTGTATTCAGAACTAGATCGAGTTTTCTTATAAAGTCATCAATCTTTGAAGCAGGAATACGGTAGTAACGTGTTTCAAAGAGACCCTCTCCTTTTTCAGCCCATCGGAACTTAATAAAGACTTTATCAATGGGATATTTAGTAAAGTCATATGCATCTCTAAGAAAATAGCGTCCAGAGAGTTTACTAAAGGTCTGAAAGCGCTGTCGATTTTCCTTAAACCAAGATGATGTAAAAAATCCGTGAATGAGTGTGGCTTCACCTTGACTCTTTACAAGTGTGGTAGCAGTGATTGTCATATAATGATCAACATGTGATTGTAGAAAATCCTTCTCTTCATCTGATGCAGATCCAGTTTCTAGAAGGACAATGAAAGAATTGGGTACCTTTTTGCGAATTGATTGAATACTCAGTAGTATCTGTTGAATACGAACATGTGTAGGAAATGCTGAGGTTTCTGTAGTGGGCTTTACTGCACACGTAATATAAAAAAGATTGCGATTTTCTTTTACAGTATCTATATGAGGTAAAGTAACTTCACATACCTCATCTTTCAAAATATGATACTCTTTTATAAAGGGGACATTTTTAATATATAGAACCCCTCTTTTTCCAGTTGTATAAAAAGTCTGCGCAATTGTATCTAGATGTATCTGAAGGTTTTCTAAAGAATCATCTATCTTATATGAAATGGGTTCAAATTGAAAGTCTTCGCGTGTATATGAATACTGTAGTGAAAATTCATTTAAATCAATTGACACTGCAGGTTCATTATATAGTTCGTAGTGAAAGTGGTCGCCCTTATAAATTGTCTCTATCTCTTTTTGGAAGCTGCTTTCAAAATAGAGTAAAGAGAATATTGTCTTTAGCCAGTTTATTTCAGGTAATTTAGAATAAAAACACTCTTTTGAAGGAATTTTAATCTTACAGGGTAACTTTTGAAAGTCTGCTCCATATGTGTCTACAAATTTAAAATAGGTTGAATTACATTTAATGAAGTGCTCTTTATCTTTCTTTCCATCATAGGGTATAGAAAGATTTACAGGATCTCCTCGTTGGTTCATAACATATAATGGGTGAGTTTCATTTGGATAATAATCATCATACATTAGATGAAATGGTATAAACTGTGTAGTTAGATATATAGTGACTTCATGTGGCTGTCGTGTACATAAACTAAGTGCCTTAGCAAAGGGTTCAACACGATATGAATCAATTATAAATACCCAATCTGCTACGAATCTTTCATCATAATAGTGTACTACTGGAGATACCAAAATAATACCACTCTCATTCCATTTATTCCATGAAACTATAGGAATACGATAGAGAATATCAAATCGAAGAATTACAAAGCGACTATAGTTTGTTTTATTTTTAATCATATAGTCTCCCACATCATTCATATTTTGAAGTTGAGAAATTTTTGGCTTTATAATGACTTCATTTGCATTTAATATTTTTGATAGTTGGTTAAGAAGAGGAGACTCATAGGTTATAAAAGTTACTTTATAAAAGCTTGGGTCTAAATGTGCAAAAATTGTTTCATGCCAATTCTGAATAACTTCTTGAGTTAGTGGAGGTCTATCATTTCGAAAAATATCACCTCTAAAGATAAAACAGATAGTCATTTACTACGTATTAGATAAATTCTTTAGATAAGGCCTAAGAATAGAGGCTTACTATCATTAATGGCTATTCTAATTGTAGGCGCTGGTCTTTCAGGATGTGTACTTGCTGAACGATATGCAAGTATAGGAAAAAAAGTTCTTGTGATTGAAAAGCGGGACCATATTGCAGGAAACTGTTATGATTATAAAGATACAAATGGTATTCTTATGAATAAATATGGTGCACATATCTTTCACACAAAATCTGAAAAGGTGTGGACTTATGTGAATCGATTTGCAAAGTGGGTTCCATGGCATCATAAAGTGTATGGAACCTATAAGGGTAAAGTCTTTCCTGTACCAATCAATATAACAACTGTGAATAGCTTATATGATACCAACCTCCAAACAGCAGATGAAATGCGGACTTTTCTTGAATCGAAACAAGTTCCTACTCAATCTCCGCAGAACTCAGAAGAGCTCGGCCTTGCACGATTTGGTAGGGATATCTATGAGAAGGTGCTTGAGGGATATACAATGAAACAGTGGAATAAAAGTCCGCGGGAACTTGATGCCAGTGTCTTGTCTCGTATACCGATTCGTTATTCATTTGAAGAGGGGTATTTCGATGATCCGCATCAGGCACTTCCTGAAGGGGGGTATACTGCTTTTTGTGCAGCCATGCTAGACCATCCAAATATTACTGTAAACCTCAATACAGACTTTCAAAAGGGTGATGCAGACTATGAAAAGATTTTCTACACTGGCCCAATTGATGCTTATTTTCAAGAGGTTGGCTTACCTAAATTAGAGTATAGGTCTCTTCGATTTGAGATTGAACAGTTATCAATGCCGTATTTTCAAGCAAACTCTGTTATCAACTATACAGATAAGGAGGTACCTTATACACGAATCATAGAATATAAGCATTTTTTGAATCAACAGGTGCCAACAACTACAATTGTGAAGGAGTATTCATCAGATGTAGGAGAGCCTTATTATCCAATACCGAATCCTGAGAATCAGGCACTTTACGAAAGGTATAGACAACTTGCGATACAAGAGAAGAATATCTATTTTGTAGGTCGCTTGGCAAATTATAAATACTTTAATATGGATGATGCGATATTAAATGCACTTGAGCTTTTTGAATCTATAGTATACCAATCTAAAGAATAAAAATAGTAATACAGTAAATGCTTACACTTACTGTAAATGAATTAGTTCACAATGAAGATTTAACTGAATACTCTAAATATGTAGAGTGGAAGCAGGATGTACTTGAATTTTTTAAAGCAGATGCGGGTCGTGAACACTATAAACTGCTCTCATTTTTAGTAAAACAACTCCCTCCACAAACAATTGTAGGAGATATTGGAACGTGTTATGGATTAAGTGGAGTTGCTCTCGCAGTAAATCCAAATGTGGCTGTAATTTCATATGACATTGTGGATTGCTTTGAAGCGTATTCTAATGTATCAAAAGGAAAACTCACAATGAAGGACTGTCCTCGCGTATATTACCGTGTGGCAAATTGCCTTGAGCCATCTGAACTTGCAATTATTAAGAATCTTCCTTTACTATTTTTAGATGTGGATCCTCACGATGGCCTACAAGAGATTAATATTATTCAAGCTCTTCTCAAGGTAGGATATACAGGAATCATTGTATGTGATGATATTCATCTAAATCCACAGATGGAAGATTGGTGGTCAGTTAAGATGCCGGCTTTTTTCCCTCAACTAAAACGTGTCGATTTAACTAAATATGGCCACTGGTCAGGTACAGGTGCTATTGTGTTTGATTCATCTAAGTATGATATTGTAGTTACATAAAACTTATGAGTCGCGAGGTGTGAAATCACTCTTTTCTTGCTCAGTTAGACTAAATGTGTCAACATCTAGTGTAAATGTAGGCTCTTTATCTGTATTATATAGAAATCGTTTTGCTGTATGAATCTTTTCAAGTTCTTCGGTAAATGGACTCTCAAAAGATATCCATTCAAATACAGTATAGAGATAACAGATTTCAGGAATTTTTTCTAGTATTGATTCTTGATTATACAGTTTAATTCTACAGTGCTCTGTATTAGGATATCCGTTATTGTTTTTAATAATACTTGAGTATGTCCTACTGCATTCTAAGACATCTGTTTCAGAAAAGGGTACTCCAATAAATGTATCACCTACAATAGGCTCTGGTTCAAGCCCCTTTACAATATAGAGCGGATGATTCTGTAATCCGTAATAAGTAGAATACATTAAATGAAATGGAACATCATTTCTGTAGAAATATTGGGAAACCTGATGTGCCTGACGACGAGTATATTCAAGCCCTTTTGCAAGGTGTTGAACATACTCTTTATCTGCTATAAAAATAAAATCAGCACAGATCCTCTCATCATACCAGTGTTTATCACGACTTACAAGAATAATTCCAGTTGAATTCCATTGAGGCCATTGTGTAATAGGAATGCGATAAAGAATATCAAATCGGATAATTACGAATCGATCATATTCATCTGCATGTTCACGTATCCATTTTGCAACATTCTTACAGTTTGCAGTTTGAGAGATACATGGGTGTAGTTCAACATATTTAGGAAGTAAAAGGGTTGTTAGCATTTCTAAACAGTTGCTCGTGTACGTATTAAATACAATATCATATGTGTGTCCTGCAGCACGAACATCGTCAAAAAGTGCCTTTGACCAATTTTCTAGATTATAACATGAATTCATATACCCACGAGTATTATTTCTCTCATTCTCTCCTCGAAAAAGAAAACAGATCTTCATCTTTTAAAAAGATATGAATCTGTCTTTATGCTTGATAATCTGAGCAAATCTTACCTGCAACTGTGGGAATTACCTGTGCCATCTCAGGCATCATGTATGTCCATCCTTCCACATCAGATAATCCAGGTAGAATGATTGTCTCACCTGTTGTTGTAAGTGCGTAGTCTTCATCTGTATGATAGAAAATTCTCAGGCCCCAACCTCTTTCATTGGAGAGTTTTTGGAGATAATAAAATGCTTCTGCATTTTTCGCATGAATCCATAAATACTCTGAGCGTAGAAACTCTGCACTTACAGGCTCACGAGGTTCATCGTGACCAATCCAGAAGGCTTCGCGGTGCCACCAGATATCAATCTCACTAGAGCGTCCCTGTCTACACCATTCAGTTATTGTAGTCATTGAGTTCTCTATTGCATGATTTGGACCATTAATAAGTCCACGATGTGCAATCTTCTCAGGTGTCCAATAATGAGCTAATTCGATAGACTCTGTAGAAAACATACGAAGACTTCCATGACCAAAAGACCATTTATAAGGTGTCATTTCTGCAAGAATACATTCTGACCAGAGATCAACTCCCTTTTGAAGGTATTCAATCATCTCCTGACTAGGCGTAGTGGTCCACCGAAAAAGTGTAGCATGACAGATATCATTCATATAAGGAGGCTCAAAAGAGATGCCCGCCTTTTCAAAAGCCGCCTGAAGTTGATTACGAACTCCCATAAGTTTTTGAAGTCCCTGATGAGTGCTTGGATAGCCGCGCAGTGCAATTCCAGTGGGTGTAACAAGGAGTCCACGAAAAAGAAGACGTAGGCCTGCAAGTTGTTTTAGAAGTGGCTCTAAGAAGGCTCCATCATAGATCTTCTTTTCACTTCCAAAAAGACTACATTGATGAAGAGTAAAATGTAGGACACCACGACCCTCTACAGGACCATCCCCTACAGAATAAACAATACCTGCGCTTTCCAAAGGTCTTATCCACTCCATAAGTCGAGTCCAACTTGGCGAATGAAGTTTCCAAGGTCCCATTGTATAGATGGCTAAATATGTAGAATTATCAATTGTACTTTCACTTAATACTGAGCGACATGTCCATGATTTAGGTGTATATAAGTGTTTCTTCATACTCAAATACACTTGTTCAAGTTCCTCAAGAGTCTTCGGCCTCGGGTCCATGTACATAGTTCTTGAGGAAAATCTCTAAGTCCTCAGGTACACCGAGGCCCCAGATACGTTTACAAACTAGATTTCTAAAGACACCTCCAGCTCCAATAGCCTCATTATAAACAGGGCATACATAGAATTCGCCATTTACACGGATATTCTTTGCAATCATCTCTTCAGCATAGCGCACATAGTCTGAACCATGCTTCCATCCATAAATTCCAGTGGTTGCCCAGTTACTGATATACTTCTTTTCAGCAACTTCAGTCACAATACCCTTAGAATCTATCTTTGAATAGGACCACTTTATATCTGCAGGATCATTCTGTTCAAAGACTGAAATACAGCCATCAAACTCTTCATTGCAGAGTGAACGATAAAATTCATTCTGGTCCCATTCAAGAAACTGGTCTGAATTTACAGTCACGAGCGGTTCATTATTATTGATGTGCTCTTTTGCAAGGAGTACTGAACAGGCAGCACCCTCTGTTACAGATGTAATGGGTGTAATTGTATAGTCAATATTGCATGACCTACAGAGAGCATCAAAGTTATATGCATTAAGATGTGTCTGTTGCACAATGAAATGAAACTTTAGAGCCCATGGACTTTCAATAGGAACACCTCCATAGACTTCAGGGTGTACCTTCATATTATCAATCACCCACTGAATCATCGGCTTTCCAAAGACAGGAATAAAAGGCTTGGGCACAGTGTAGCCTGCTTTTGAAAATCGTGAGCCAAGGCCGGCCATAGGTACAACAACATGAATTGTCTTCTTCTCTTCTGACATCTGCCCTTGATTGACTAGATGAATCGCCTTTAGTATCTTATCAAGAGTTACATCCATCGTGTCTACAATAGGAAGTACATGACCTCCAGATGCATAGGCTGCAGTACGACCACATTCGCTATCTTCAAGAATGAGGACCTCGCTTGAATTTAATTCCTCCTTTTGAAATGCATGTAGATATGGCTCAGGTGAAGGTTTTGGATGAGAGCAAGACTCATTTCCATAAATTCTATCAAATAAATCAAGAATACCTGTTAAATAGAGCGACTTTCTTACAGTAGTTGTGATTGAATTACTTACACATACAAGTCTATATCCCTTTTCTTTCAGAATTGTAAGAGTTGAGATAAGATATTCATTTGGCTTCTGTGGTGCACAGAGTGCAATTTCTGTTAAATTCTGTTTAATATCAAAGAAATCCATCTTACTCTGAGGAGATAGTAATCCCTTTTTTATAAGAATATCTATCTTCTGCTTTGTTGAAAGGCCCTCCAAGTATTTATCATGATAGGCTTCATCAATTCCTTTTATTCCAAATTGTACTACTGTCATTAAAATTAGATCTCTATGAAATACACGCCCATCAAATAGGACTCCATCTAGATCAAAGAAGATCGCTTTGATCATTTTATAAGATTCATTTCTTTTATTTAGGCTTAAAATATCGCAGGTCTATATACATAGATGTTTTTTTTTCCGGAAATAGGACGTGCTGGTCGTCTTGGAAATCAATTATTTCAAGTTGCTGCAATTAAAGCATTAGCACTTAGAAATAAAAGTGAAGCATATCTACCAGATGATATTGATACACGTGTAACGCATGGTCAGAGCAGTTTACTTAAATATTTTAAACATAATCTTCCATTAATTGATTCAAATGAATGTAAGCATCTGCCTGTATTTCATGAGAAATTTAATGATTTTGGTCAAGTAGATTCTCGCATATTTGATATTAGCGGATCAACAGCATTAATTGGTCAGTTTGAATCTGAATCATATTTTATTGATTTTAAAGAGGAGATAAAAGAGATATTTCAGTGTACTGATACTATTGAAAGTTTTTCAACTGAGTATCTTAATACTCTCAAAAAAGAAAAACAGTGCGCTAAAGTTGTAGGTATTCATTTTAGGCTTGGTGATGCAGATCCAGTAAGAAATAGTATTGGATGGTATATTGAC